CACACACACAGTAACCGATGACGAAATTTCAGATTATGTATTCACAGTCGCAATCACCAATGCTGACATATTGGAAAAAAATGTTATCCCAGCCGGAAACGCTGCGCTCTCTGGATTATCAACCTATGTCGGAAATGCCAATGCTGAAGCTGCAATTCTGGCTATCTCAGTCGAAATTTTTCAAGCAAGAACAGCAGCAGGCGGATCAATAGAAGGCGTAGATTTTGCCGTAACGCCTTACCGCCTATCTAAGAATTTACTTGCCAAAGTAACTGGCTTACTTGGCCCATACCTTGATGTAGAGACGATGGTTGGTTAATGCCATCAACAATTGCCACAGATGTTAGAGGCGCTATAAAGACTGCGCTTGCTGGCGTAGCTGCCAACATTTACGACTCAGTTCCTGAAGCGCCTATTGTCCCAGCAATTATTGTCATTCCAGACTCGCCCTATATGGAGCTTGAAGTCTTGGGAAAAGCCACAACTAGAGTTAAATTAAATTACACCATCACCGCTTGCGTTGCGTATTTCAGCAATGCCGCTGCTTTAGATAACTTAGAGCAAATGGTCATCAGTATTCTTGGCGCATTAAATGCGTCCAAGTATGAGTTATCAATAGTCGAAAGACCTTCGGTAACGGAAGTAGGAACTACTACCCTGCTAGTTTCAGATATACGCTTGAGCGTCCGCTACGAGCAAACCGCATAGGAGATACAAATGCCAACCACAGTAATAACTGGGCGCGATGTGAGTTTTACCATTGGGGGTAATAACTTTGACGCTCAAACAACTTCAGCCGTTCTAAGTTGCGACACAATTATCGAGACTTATCAAACTCTTGATGGTCGCGCTTATAAGTCTGTAGATAAGCAATGGACTTTCACAATTGAACTATTGCAGGATTGGGGAGCGACTGGCTCTCTATTTGAAATTATTTGGGGCGTTGCAGAATCAGCACCAAATACGACAATTTCAACAGTATTCACAGCTGCATCAGGCGCAACTTTTACATTTAATGTTTTGCCAATTTTCCCAACTGCTGGTGGAGCTGCCCCTGGAGCACTCACCGACACTTGGACAATGACAGTTGTTGGACAACCAGCGGAGTCCTTTACCTAAGAGATCGGAGCATCGGGAGCTATGAAAATATCAATCACAATTAAATACAGCTCAGGCGAATCAGCTACTTACCAAGCTGGCTTGCCAGAATGGGCTAAGTGGGAACGCAAAACTGGTAAGTCGATTTATTCAATGAAGGATATCTCGGCTTATCAGCAAGCGGACTTCTTAGATCTTGCTTACTTTGCGTATAAGCGCGAAGCAGCAGGGAAGCCAACCAAGTCCCAAGAGATTTGGGAGCTGACAGTTGAGGAAATGACGATTGGAGATGAAAGCCCAAAAGTTACGACCCCGGAAGCATCAACCGACTAATAATCGAGATTGCTATCGCAACTGGGATTCCAATGCCTTACTGGACAGATATAGACCAAGTATTAACGGCCATAGATATATTAAAGGAGCGTAGCGGTGGCAGATGAGTTACCAATCAGCTATGACAAGCGCGAGCTCCGCTCAATCATTACCGCTTTCAAAGCGATGGATGATGAAGCCGTTAGCCAAGCTAAACAAGAATCTAGCGCGCTGGCTACTTATGCAGCAAATGAAATCAAAGCCTATGCGCTCACAAGGACTTTTGGTCAAGAAGCAGTTAGAAGAATTGCAACAGGCGTTAAAGTCTCGGCCAGTTCCAAAATCGGAGAGTTTTCTTACGGCTTTGCAAGTCAGCGCTTTTCTGGTGGCGGTAGCACACAAAAACTCTGGGCAGGTTATGAATTTGGATCTAATCGCTTGCGTCAGTTCCCAAGAAGAACACCAACGAAAGGTCGCGGAAACGCTGGCTACTTTATCTACCCAACCCTTCGTAAGATTCAGCCTGAATTGATTAAGAGATGGCAAGAAGCATTTTCGCAGATATTGAAAGAGTGGGATAAGTAATGGCTGGCAGTAGAACACTCAAGCTCTCAATTCTTGCCGATGTAGATAATCTCAAGAAAAATCTTGATACTGGCTCTAAAGAGGTTGAAGGTTTTGGCGGTAAGTTAGAAAAGTTTGGCAAGGTTGCAGCAGCCGCATTCGCAGCGGCAGCGGCAGCGGCAGCGGCCTATGCAGTCAAGTTAGCAGTTGATGGCGTTAAAGCAGCCATCGAAGATGAGGCAGCTCAAAATCGTCTAGCCAATGCTCTAAAGAATGTTACTGGGGCCACTGAAGCCCAAATTTCCGCTGTTGAAAAACAAATACTTAAAACCTCTCTAGCTACAGGCGTTGCTGATGACGAATTACGCCCAGCGCTTCAGCGCCTAGCAACTGCTACAGGATCAGTAACTGAGTCCCAAGATTTATTAAACCTAGCCTTAGACATATCAGCTGCTACTGGCAAAAGTGTTGAATCGGTATCCAATGCCTTAGGTAAAGCTTATGAAGGCAATACTGGCGCTCTTACTCGTTTAGGCATTGGTTTATCTACTGCCGAAATAAAGACCCTAGGATTAGAAGGAACAGTTAAACAATTAGCCGATACCTTTGGTGGCGCAGCTACAGTCCAAGCTAATACTTTTGAGGGCAGAATTGCAAGATTAAAAGTCACATTTGATGAAGCGAAGGAAAGTGTCGGAACAGCTTTATTGCCTATCATTGAGAAGCTGCTGACTTTCATAACAGATACTGCCATCCCAGCTTTTGAGCGCTTCAAGAAAAATGCTATCGATCCAGTTATTAAATCGGTCAAAGAAAATGAGGACACTTTTAGGGGATTATACAATTTTGCCAAAGATACTTTAGTTCCATTCTTGGCTGGTGGTTTTGCGGATACTATTAAAATTATTGGCAAAGTTGCTTCTGGGATTGTCAGCGCAGTAGCCTTTGCCTTAAACGCTCTTGAGCCAATTATAAACGCAGCAATAACTGGTATTAATGCCGTTATTCGCGGATTAAATCTAATTAAATCTGGGCCTGATATCAAAACAATACCTAAAGTAGATTTTGATGCAGGAACAAAATCGTCAAACACAGTTGCAGCCGCGTCTTTGCCATCTGGTGTCGTTATAACTCCAAAGGTCACAACTACGCCATCAGTAACAATTACTCCAGTCACACCTGCAAAACCTAATGTCGTTAGTCCTTCCGTTTCGTCACCATCATTGGTTACTGCCCCATCAACGATAGTTCCAAGCGGTAAAGCAATCCCTTCTAATTTTGATGTAGCTGCTGCTAGACGAGGCGAAGAACGCGGAAATGTTATTGTCAATGTCAATGCGCCAAGCGCAATAGATGAAGAAGGATTTACTCGGGCGGTAGTTTTAGCATTAAATACTAGCAATGCTCGTAATGGCGGTGGGGGCGCAATACTTGGCGGTCTAGTAGCGCAATGACCCTTTGGAATCCAGTCTATCGAGTTAAGGTTGATGGCGTTACAGTTACTAGCGCAACCCTTAGCGGCTTAACTATTACCTCGGGTCGCACCGATATTTATCAGCAGCCGATTGCTGGTTACTGCAATCTAAGTCTTATAGAGACAGCTGAAGCTGCAGTCCCCTATGAAGTAAATGACGCAGTAACAATAGAAGTCCAAGATTCTACTGGCGCTTATGTCAATCTTTTTGGCGGCTTTATAACCGATTTAGGCATTACAGTCCAAACTTCAGGATCAACGGCCACCAGCCAACAAATTAAAATAGTGGCAGTAGGAGCATTGGCTCGTTTAGCCAGAGCGGTTTATACAGGCAACTTTGCTCATCAATTTGATGGCGACAGAATTGAAACTTTATTAAGCACAGTTTTATTTGACCAATGGAACGAAGTGCCAGCAGCTGAAACTTGGAATGACTACGAGGCAGCAGTCCAATGGGAAGATGCTGAAAATAGCGGATTAGGTGAAATAGATACTCCGGGTGATTATGACTTGCACTCTGAAAGCAATTTAAATGACACAGTTTATAACCTAGCTTCTCGATTTGCGACCAGCGGACTTGGGTATTTATATGAAGATGCTCAGGGCAGAATTGGGTATGCTGACTCAACACATAGAAGCCAATATCTTTCAACTAATGGCTATGTCGATTTAGATGGCAATCACGCCATCGGCCCAGCCCTTTCCATCGTTAAGCGAGCTGGCGATGTCCGAAATGCCATCACAGTGGGATATGGGGTAGGCAATGCCGAGGTCAGCGATGAGGACGCGGCTT